CAGAAAATTGATCTTCTCTATCGTTTCTTTCTAATCTTTCCATTGCTGTCGCATACATTTGCTGCCACTTCGCAACTAAAGCTTTATCAATACCACCTAAGAAGTTAGTCGCATGATATAATGCACCATATAAATAAATAGATGGGTGATCAGTTAAAATGTAATTTGTTGTATTACTAGCTGATAACGCATCAAACTTTTTATAATAGTTCATAGTTGCTGTATAAGTAGAATCTGGTCTAGGTGCGAATCGTAATTTATCACCTAATATAGTGTAAGTTTCTGGCAATCCAGTTGTAGAAGTTCCTCTAATAGAATCCATTTGCGAAGGTGTAATATATTTTAAAGGATATTTAGTTCCGCCAGAGGTAATGTAAAAATTTCTTATTTGTAAAAAACCAGTAGGTAAATCTTCTGTTTCTTCATCAATCGTAATGGTTGATTCTGAAATCATTTTTCTAACTCTTAATTTAGAATTAAGATCAGCTTCTGTTAAAACAATAAAGTCATTTGCAATCTCATCTGTTAAATCAGATCGGTTTAACCAATTTGCGATTGCAGCTTTTAATGCAGTATAAGTATTTAGTGCCATTATAATCTTCCTGGTGCTGTTCTAAAATATTGAAACTCACTTGAGTTTAATTTTTTTTTTAGAATTTTTTGTTGTACTTCTTTTGGTAAAGCAAACCAGTTTCCTGTTCCATTATATTCTTTAGTCCATAATTCTAAAACTAAAGTAGGAATACTAGCTACTCTTTTTAAATCTCTTGATTTTGAATAACCATCATTATGATTATACATTTTTTTATTGTGATCAATAATCGGTTTGTAATCAACATTACGTTCTATAACGACTTGTTTATTTGAATCGTCAGAATGATATGTGGTTTTAACTAAACCTTCTTGTTCAACAATTTTGTTACTCATGGTTTGCCTTGTCCTCTATATTTTTTCCATGAACGTCTTTTATGTTTGTTCATGGTAGAAGTAATAGGTTTACGACCTTGTGATGTTCCTTTATAAGTTTTAGTATAGGTAATAACTTTACCAAATACATTACCCTTTTTCTTAGCCATTACTTAGACAAAGAAGTTATGAAAGCATCTCCACCAGCAGAATTTTGAACAACAGAAATTTTCTCACCTTGATTGACTCTAATCTTTTCAATAGTGTCAGCAGGTAAGTAAGTATCACTTGATGTTGCAGTTGGGTTTGCACCAATTGCATAATGACAATCAGATGTTGCTACAATTCTAATATGATGAATACCACTAGCAAAAGCAGCACTTTGGTCTGCTGTACCTGTGTAAGATAACTTTTCAGTTGATACGACAGCGAATAGTGGATCAGTTGAATTTCCAGCCATAATTTTTTTTCTCCTATTTAAATTAATCTATACTAATTTTTAGGGGTGTTTCCACCCCCTTTTTATAATTATCTTCTAATAATTACTGTGAATGTTGCAGCTACAGTATTTGTAGAAGCACCATCTGTAATAATTTCAATTACATCACCCTCAGATACTGAGTTTGCAGCAGTAGGTTCAGAAGAATCTACATCACCAGCAGCAGAACCGTCATAACCAATAGTTATACCAGCTCCAGTTACCGCAGTACCATTAATCTCAGCAGTGATAGCCGCATCCGCAGTTGCGATAGTACCATCAATTACTGATTGGATTTTTATAATCTTACCAGCGTCAGGTGCAACAACGTTTACTGAACCAGCAGTAGATACGTCTGTCATTTGAACTGTTAAGAAATAGTCATTTAATGTTCTCATAGTTTTTCCTTTGTTTGCTTCGTTCCGCCTTGATTGACTTCAAAGACCAAACGAAAGGTTAAGTGTAGTGGGGGATTGCTCCCCCACCATTTATAATCAAAGATTATGAAGTTGTAAGGTCGGCAACAATACCTGAACCTGCTTCATTTCTTGATTCTAATGTATATTCACAAACTAAGAATTGCTTTGCAGCATCTCCAGTTTTCGCTAAGTCTTCAAGAGCAAAATCTCTTAAAAACGAAACTGCGAATAGATCCGGAGTTATTACAAAAGCATCTCTAGCTCTTTGGAATCTGTTAGGTGTTACTTGCATAGCACCGAAATCAGATTCATATACATCAACAGCCGCAACTAATCTTTTGTTTTCTGCTGGGTCAAATCTAGTTGAACCACCAGTAAAGCCAGATAGTTTTTGTTTGTTGAAAGAACCAACCATGATCATTGACGGATCGCCACCATTGTCCCATACGGACTTAATAACGTTTTTCAATTGATCTTCAGTGAAAGCTCTTTGAGTACCATCAGTTCTGGCATTAACTCCAGAAGTCGTTGGTGCAGCTCCAGTAGCTCCAGCAGATTGGTTTGTTTTTAACCAAGAACCTAAACCAGCTAATTCTCTAGCAGTAGAGTCATCGCCAGCTACAGGTGCATTGTTTGCAGTTAAAGAACTCTCCATATCTCTTTTAAGCTCTTTTGATCTTTTAGAGATTTGGTAAGCAAGCTCAGAATTTCTTCCTGCTTTATTAACCGCATCTAATGTTCCAGTAACGATTACAGATTTAGTTGAAATCTGAGTGTAGTTACCTTTTCTTGTTGTTGAACTTGGTGCAGAGAATGCTACCTCATCACCCTCAACTTGTGCATTGTCCGCAGCAGCCGCAGCTAGTGAGTCCAATTGCCATTCATGATTAACAGCAGTCGCTTTAGTTTTAGCGATGCTTGACATGAAAGGCGTATCAGTTGGGGAAATGTTATAGATAACATCAGATAGGTCTTCTCTTTCACCCACAGCATCATATGTACTAAAAGTACCAGTTACTTGTGTCATAGTGTTTTCTCCTATTTGTTTTTATTAGTTATCATGTCTAAAAAAATACTTTGTGCGTCTTTAACGCTACCAGATTTTTTTAAACGCCCAAACTTTTCCCTTTTCTTCGCAAAGTTTTCATCAGCTCTTGTTTTCTTGACACCGCTTGATAATACCTTTGAAGGTTTAGCAATCTTAGAAGCTAAATTAGGTTTAGCTTTTTGAAAGCTTCTATACTTCATAGCATCATTGACCAACATCACAATACGATGATCATAGATTTGTCCAATCTCTTGGTCTTTAAAACCATAAGATTGTAAGTATGATCTCATATCAGATTTCAATTTATTTGCTTTTTCTGAATCAGAAAATTCTGGTATTTTTGTTACCAGTTGTTTTTGCTGATCTTGAAAAATCTGTTGAAACTGATTTTGTTGTTCTGCTCTAGCTTTTTGAATTGTTTCAGCAAGTTTGTCTTGCTTACGTTTAATTCTATGTTCAACTCTAGCAGCTTCTGTTGGATCTTCTTCGTACAACTTTTCTAAATCAATATTTTCTAATTCAGAATTAAGTTGTTGCTGTGCCAAAGACGTTAACTGATTCAACTCATTGAGTTTCTGGGAATAGTCTTGCCTTTGTTTTTCCGCTTCAGATTGGAATTGTTTCTTTTCATAAGAAAGTTCTTCCGTCTTTCTACGGTAGTCCGCATCTCTTGAATATCCTGCTCTTAGCTCATCAAGGGTAACATCAAATTCTTGACCTGCAACTTTGACCTTGTAGGTGGAATTTTGTTCCTTTTGAATCTCAGAGTTGTCATCTTGAGATACTTCTTCGGAAACTTCTTCTTCAACTTGCGTATCAAATTCTGTTTCCATTTTTTCCTGTTCCTGAGGTTGATCGCCTTGCGGTAATTCCTCTTTTGGTGGTTCAGGAGAAACTTGTAATTTTTCTGTTTGTTGTTGTGGCTGTTCTTCTTTTACCACTTTTTTAGGGTCTGTATTTAACAATCCTTCAATAGATTTTGCTGCAGATTGTAAATCAGTTTCAGCTCCCTCTACAGGGTTAGCTTGATTGTCTGACATATTTACTCCTATATGTTATGATTAAAGCTCTCCATTTGGAGTTGGCTTATCCTAACGTTTGTTAGAATTTCTCTGGTTTGATTTCTTTTCTAAAATCTTCTAGCTGTTTTTTAGCTAATTTACCAGTATCTAAAATCTCTTGTATATGCTGTTCAACTTTTCCAACGACTTGATAAGCCATCCAAAGTTTTTCTCTAGCATCT